TGGCCACAAGCACACTCTGTAGCTGCCTTTGAACAAGAGAATGCTTACATAGCATCGAAAGAGAAGTGTCTTCCTACAGTGCGTATACCCCTTACAAATATGCGTCGTTACCTTATAGAAGATTTGAATAAAGTAACAGTCAGATGTAACACACCAGTACAAGGAGCTGGTGCAGCAATACTGAAGTACGCACTAGTCAAATTGTGGCCTCTTATTAGAGATACAGGGGAGGATATTGTCAAACTTTGTGGGGCTGTTCATGACGAAATAATTCTCCTTGTTAAGGAAGGTAAGGAAGAAGAATGGGCGAAGATATTGAAGACGAAGATGGAGTCAGCCGAGAGAATGTGGTTAGGAGACGTGCCTCCATTAGCTGAGGTACACATAGGCAAATCGTGGAGTGATGTCCATTGATTTGTAACCATGAGCTAGGCTAGTACAAGAGTCTTCCATAAATTCCTATGTCGCTTACACAGAAGAGCGGTAGACAGATTGTTATGGAAAAACTCACTAGAGAGATATCCTTAGCCATGACTGCTGATCTACACCGAGCTGCTGACTTTCTGGAAAAAGCTAGAGAAGTTAGAGCTGGAAGTAAAAAGCAGAGACGCTTATCCAGGGAAAGACAGGCATCTGCACACCAAAGAAAGGTCGATAGACCGATTACGTGGTAAAGTAGTACAACTGTTGTGTGTTTGAATGGCACTAAGGCACGGAAACAAAATTTATCTTCAACTTCTACTTGACCCAAACCGCGCCAGGTTAGTACAAGAGAGGGCAAGAGATAAAAACATTCGTGCTACTGCCTGGATAAGAGAAGCCATCTACGAAAAGCTGGAACGAATCTGCACAGCTTCTGAATACAAAGAGGCCAAAGCCAAAGACGAAGCAGTATGGCGAGAGTCAGTTCGTCGTCGGGTGGAGGGTCGCAATACACCAACAGAAAAGCCCAATGAAGAAACGGACAGTTGTGAAATGCCCTAACTGCGGAAATTTTTCAAACTATGTTGTCTGTACTAGAAGAGACAACGACGGTATTACACATAGAAGAAGACATTGCAACCTTTGTGACCACCGCTGGTACACAGTTCAGTACCCTGAAATCTCTATGACAACTACGCCAAAAAATAAAGGTATAAGACTTTATGCCAATGAAAAAGCTCCAGACGGGTATGACCCAATAACAGGGCTAGAAATTAAAGATGGGGCTTTTGTTTACCCAGAAGAAGATCACGCTCCATTTCAAGGAAGCCTATTCGATTCATAGCATTCTCTAATAATTTGGATTGATACCGTGTTTGCTTCAAAAGACCTATACACACACGAGCCACATGTTCAGGGTCTTCGTGGTTTTGTAGACGGTGAGCCTCTTGCTCTACTGCCAGAATCTCCTGGTCATTTAATTTTGTTTTTTCCCAGTCTTGGAAGTTCATTTGTCGCTTATCAAACGACTGGGCTTCTTTCTTTTGCCGCCCCACTTCCATGAGTGATACCAGTCAGCATCACTCCTCAAGATTGAGGGGTCTGCTTTTTGGATAGCTTCTTGTAATTCAGTAAGGCTGCTTAATTGATAAGGATCGCCTGGGTCAAAATGTTCGAAAAAGTCCCTTATGTGGAGGGGGTGGGTTGGGATTCTTTGCATGGCTTTTCAGAATATTTAGCTGCAAGCCCTGTATATAACCCTGCTTGTGGATGATCTGGTTTATCACGACCATCCTGCTTATACCAAATAGCCATTTGCTTGACACGCCTAACGTTTTCTTCACGCCAGGCTTTGTCCATTACAAAGTCCATTAGGTATCAGTATCGGAGGATTTGGGCTTGAGCTTTTTAATACTATCTAAAACGAGAGCAACTATTCCGTTCTGCTTTAGTGCACTCGCTCCAACCAGTTCTGAGACTAGAGCAAACGCAGCCCAGAATATCGGACTCGTTAGTAGCTCGTTCATAATAAACACTAGGTAACATCCAGACAATACCCTGGATCTTGCGGTTTACCTCAAAAGTGCTACATTTCGTGTGCTGCTCCCCAACGGCACACAGAACCCCTTTGATCGGACGAGACAAATGATCTTAGGGGTTTTGTTGTGTCTTTTACTTCCTCCACTCTCTTCTCTGCGTAGGTTGTAACTTTGCGACTTCTTTTTCTAGTGCATTAATGCGGTGAAACAGTTCTCGGATGTCACGCTCGCGTCTATTTGAAACATTCGCAAGCAGCATTAGTAAAGCAGAAGCAGCAGCGCCTACTATTGCGGGCCAAATAGAATCCATTTAGTCTTAACCTGCTTTTGTATTACTCATGGAGGTTATTTTGCCAGACGAACCACAAGTTGACCCTAAACCACCCGAAGATAAAAAACCAAAGAAGAAACCTGGTGTCTTAGGCAAACTTCAAGATATCACTCCTGATAAAGAAGAACAGATCCAAATCATAGGTGTAGCAGTGCGTTTGGGCATTGTTATATGGTCAGGATTCTGCCTAACTTTAGCCTATATAGATTTACCTGGGTTCCCTAAACAGACCTTCGATCCGACCTTTATAGCTAGTGTATTTACCGGAGCATTAAGTTCATTTGGCTTGACAACATCAAAGAGTAAAGGTGGTGGAAACGGAGTCAGCAAGGCTGATCTTGAAAAAATGATTGCCGCAAATAATCAAAATAGTGGTGCATATCAAGTAATAAGAGTTGAAACACCTATTAAGATTGAAGGAGCAGAGGTTGTTCCTCCCCAAAAGACCCCGCCTAAACAAGTATGAAGCGACTGCTAATTCTTCTGTTGCTTGCCGCTCCAGTGCATGCTGATGTACGGCATTCAATTAAATCAAGTGCAACGATCCAGTTAGACCCGGCTTACTCCTCTGTTACGCGCATGGGTAGTACGTACTCAGTGTCAGGCTCAAACGTAACTCCAAGCACAACCGTTTCTGGTACTACAACGTCAAACGCTATCGGGTCTCTCACCGCTACGAGCCTTACTGCGGGAGTGCCTGCTGTTGTAGACACAAACTTCGCTGTAACCACTCCAGGGAGCGCATTCTCAGCAGTAGAGAGCTATACCCACGGTGACGCCATTCCATCGGCAACAACAGTAAGTTCAGGAGTGGTGGGTTCACTTCCTAGCCTTGGCACAACTGTTACTGGGTCAGGAGGCGTGACAGGTGGGACGATCACAAGTCTCACTAGTGGCGTGCATACCTGCGCAGGAACTATGGGTGCTGGCTCTAGCTGTACTGCTACCTCAATCATCGAGACCCTGGTGGACTAATGCACCTATTGGCGCACCACCCTGGTCTTGATGTTGTTGACCACTTTGATCCCATGATGTTTGTTCAAATCTTTATTGCTGGATCTCTAGCTCTAGGGTTCATCATGCTCCTTTATAACTCTCATCCCAATCACTATAGATGAGGAAGTTACTGCTGCTATTGTTATTGATCCCGTCGAGAAGCCTTGCGGTGCCTGTGGTTCCGAACTTTTCTTCGGGTACAATGTCAGCGGTCACACGTACAACTAGTGTAGTTACTGAGAGCATTTCCTCTCACGATTACAACACAGGGCACACTTATACCTTGAATGGCTCAGGCATAACAATTGATGGAAGTATCTCGCCCGCTCCAACAACTGTTAACCACTCTATTAATGGCACTTCTTATCAATGGACAGGTGCAGACCTCACCAACAAACCTTCGGTAACTCTTACCAATCAAGGCAATCCATTCCAGTATGTAGAGAGCTACACGGCTCCAGGGTTATCAAACATAACCAACATAACAAGAACAACAAACATAGAAAGCACTACAGAAACTACCTCAGTATTCTCGCAATAATATTACTTAGTCCAGCAAAAGTTTACGCTCAAACTTCTCAAACAGCAGCACCAGTAGCTAATAGTTCAGGTAGTGTAACTAATATGGCTATTCAATCATTACAGGGTAATTTAATACAGAATCAATATGGAGGAAACATAGTCTGCCAGGGGCCTATGTTCACCTTTTCTCCTTTCCTAACCGATTCACATACTTATAGCAGCCCTAGAGAGTATTGGTATGAGCAACCACAATATAATGACGAAGGAGAGGTGACTCATACAACATTAAACAGGACTGGACAGAAAGATAACATGGCATTGAATTTAGGATTTAGCATGACATTCTCTATACCTTTAGATGGGTCGCTCCAACGAAGATGCAAGGAAGCTGCTGATACTCAAATCGCAAGACAGAAACAATTAATATCAGATAGTCAGCTCAATTGGCATATCGCTCGCTTGAAAAATTGTGGGGAACTACGTCTAGCCGGAATTGAATTTGCTCCTTGGTCTCCTTACTTTGAGCTTTGCAAGGATGTAGTTGTGAGAGCAAAGATGGGACAAGTCCTTCCGCATAGACACACAACCCCACCTAAGACCATTTTACCGGAGGGAGATTCCTCTTCTCTCGATAAGCGTTGGTTCTTTTCTGGGATAAATTCGGCGTTACCACCTTTTTTCCTAAAGCCTTCTGAACCCGTGTTAGTACCTGTTTCACGAGGGGTTTTACAATCTTCAGAAGAAAAGGAGTAGCAGCAGCAGAAGCAGTTGCCACGATTGCTATCGTTCCAGTCGTAATCACTTGTGGTACTGAAGGGATTGCATCAACTATTTGCTGAGGGAATGAAACCTCTGAGTACTGGGTAACACATCTGTTTCCTATTAACTGATAACTAATTATCTCTTTCGTCCCCTTCCCGTCAGGAACTTTGGTCCCAATCTCCGGCGCATCAGGAGGCGGGCAATTCTCACTTTTCTTGGCGGACGGTGGTGGCTCTTCTGATGGTGGCGTTTCTGGTTGTTCATATCTTTGCGGCTCCTCCGATTTCGTATAAATAAATTCTTCGGGTGTGTAATCCATTGCGTTGTAGCTTGGTACACCCCCTGGACAGAGCGTGATATTGCCCTCTGGATCATTCGTAATTAGCGCATCATTCTCATAATCGCTACGCCTTGTCTCTACGCAAGGCATCTCAATAACTGGAAACCCTATCGGTACAGGCACAGGTAACTGCGGAGCCTGTATGAATGGCGCGTTAATAACCCTTACATCTTGAATGTTTACATCATTAACCGTTATATCGTTAATTTCACTCAACGAGGGTGCCCTTAGCCCTACGGATGTCTTTTAATTCTTCAAAGTTTTTCTGCTTTGTTCCCCCGTCATACTCCCACGCATAACCTTCCTCTACCATCTGCTCATTTAATGAACGACCTTCATTACCGACGTATAACCATCCGAGTAATCTTCCATATTTTCCAGTTGCTCCTTTATCCAACTCCGTCCTTATTGACAAATCGAACCCATCGTTAACAGCATCATCTAATTTATCTTCTAGCCAATATGTTGCATCCTTACCAAGCTTCTTTTCGTTGAGATCCCTGGTACGTTTTTCAGGAGTATCCACACCAGCAACTCGTACCCGTTGTTTAATGGATAGATCAAAACCTAAGTCAATAGTTACATCAATAGTGTCGCCATCTACAACACGATCCACTTTACTTACTTTGTAATTCCAACAACTAACTCTTTTTGGAGGTTGCATGACTTCAGTTAAAAGGGAAGCTTTGGTGTCCCTGGCTTTGCTGATCCAGGGCTTTTGGTTGGCAATGCTGGTCCAGTTAGTCCGCCAGGAATCGGAACATTACTCATTACTGACTCAATAACTTGTTGCTTAAGCTTCTCCTGGTTTTCCTCATTAGTTATCCAGAGATAACCAAAGATCGTTCCACCTGTTAATGCAGCTACCAGTACAAAGGCAATTACACTAATAGCGTTGATGATTTTTTGCATGGATCACATTTGGAGAGATGCTTGGTTAAGAGCAATCACAACAATGTTACCTGTAATTATGTTTACAGGCATTGCTATTGCTCCTATCTATTTATTTACAGAAATGCAATTAAATGAGATTAGGAAGGATAGACCCATGCAGTAGTAGGTGCTTTCGCTGCAGCAACTTGTGCCTTTACATCGTCTTCAATGCGAGTAACTTCAGTCGCTCCAAGCTGTGCTTTGACTCCTGCTACGATTTTTGCATCTGTAGCAAATGACGCACGAGCTTCAATGTCAGCGTCATCAGGTCTAGCTAAAACAGTTGTGCTGTTATAGGCGCCAGTAGCGTCGCCATCAACACCAGTACAGATCCACTCAACATTAGAAACACATTCGTTCCCTGCTGTCTCATGCTTGTAGCCAGTGTGCTTCCAAGTGATTGTAGTTGCCATAATTAATCAGGTTGGGGTTCATCTGAAGAAGATTCTAGTTCAACCAGTTTCTGTAAACCTTTGATCTCTCCCTGTAACTCTACAAGTTCTTGCTGCTTTTGTTGCTGACTCCTGGCTACTTCATTAAAAGATTGGTATTCAGTGTTGAATTTTTCTATTGCACCTTCTAGTTGCTCAGTTGCTAATGACATGTTTTGCTCAACGAATTAATTTTGGAACGTCATTAGTCTAATACAAGATCAAGGCTTGGGGTACTTATCTTTTACGGCTTTCACTGCATCATTCCAAATAGTTGTGCCGTTTTTCTTGTCCCAATAAAGCATGTCTAATTGATCTCCTATAGAAGGATATTCTTCAGCTCTATCTGTTTTATATTTCGCTGCATTAAACTCAGCATTTAAAGTTACTCTTGCTGCATCTACATCAGATTGAACAAGGGTAATTGCATTGCCACTTTCGTCAAACGCTCCAGTCGCATCATCAATAGTGGTGGCTTGTGGATAAGCTTTTCTAATTGCATCATGATCTAAGCTCACGCTGAAACCTCCAAAAGAGTAATTGTTGAACAGGTACGTTCTGAGTGGTTAACGTTATTGGACCTATCGTAAACGCTCCGGTTCAAGTACTTGGTGTTACCTCCACTCTCTGCTAACCATCTTAATTTATAAGTTGTTGCGGATGTTGTGCTTGGTGAATCTAAGATTGTGTGACTATGAACCCATGCACCGAAATACATAGGACCATAACTACTGCCACCTGCATAACCACCAAATAATACTGGAGTTCTATTTGTAGCAGTGTCTCCACAGCCTATTTTTGTTGAGCCTCTATATAAAGTAATAGCGGCACTACCTGTAGAGGCAAGACAAGCTGAGACAATAACTAATATTTTACTAGAAGAACTCGATGGAGTTATTGAACACGTCATGCCTGAAATATCTGTTTCTGTCCAGCCTGTATATGAAGCTGTATCAGATTTAAGTGTTTGTTTGACTTGCAGGATTTTCCCTGCACCGCCTACTGATCCTGATACAGATAGATCACCTGTTATTGAAACGCCTGAAGAAGTTGTCTCAAACTTCTTAGCGTTATTGTAATAAAGTTCTACGGCTCCGTCTGGGATAAACTTAGCCATGTTCTCCGTAGTACCTTTATTGATATGAATTTCAGTCGTTGCTGTTCCCAAAGTTGCTAAAGCGTTACCTATCTTGTTTTGATATAGACCTATTACGTCAGTGTAACCTTCAACAATGATGGCTTTTCTTTGATCGGCAAT